GGGAGTGGATAATGCAAAAGAATATTAGTTCAATAGGAGAAACATTATATACAGAGCATTTCTTTTTCTGCAATACAAGTGATTTATTGGATCAAGATGTTCAGAAAAGAATAAAAGAATATACCTATTGTAAATCATTTAGTTGTCCTCCATATCCCTCTTTACAACAAACACCAGCAAATATAATTGATGAGTTCATGTTAATAGAAAAAGAATTAAACCATTTAAAAGCAAAGGATTCTAATGGATAATAAGGTAAACATTAAGGTAACAGCAACAGGTGCAGAGCAATCCAAGAAAAAAATACAAGGTGTAAGTGGTAGTTTAAAAGGACTTGCAAAACAAGCACTTGCAGCCTCAGCAGCTTATTTTGGAACAAGAGCATTATTAAATGGTATTCAACAATCTATTGATTTATTTGCAAAACAAGAATTAGCAGAGAAAAAATTAGAAGCAGCACTTGGTAAAACATCAAATATGTTGTTAAACCAAGCAAAAGCATTGCAACAAGTTACTATGTTTGGTGATGAACAAATTATTGAAGCACAAGCATTAATTGGTTCATTTGTTGAAGAAGAATCAGCTATTGCAGCAGCAACAAAAGCAACACTTGATTTAGCAGCAGCAAAAGGAATGGAATTAACAGTTGCAGCAGATTTGGTATCTAAAACACTTGGTTCATCTACAAATGCTTTATCAAGATATGGTATTGAAGTTGTAGGAGCAGTTGGATCTACTGAAAGATTAGAATCATTAACTGGCAATTTAGCAGATGTGTTTGGTGGTCAAGCAACACAACAAACAGACACTCTTGCAGGTGCTATGGCACAAATGAACAATGCTATTGGTGATGCACAAGAGGGAATAGGTGAAGCATTAGAACCATTTATGAAATCATTTGCAGTAGCTACTAAAAATGCAGCAGAAGCAATAGGTGATTTTTTCCAAGAAGTTAATGAATCTGAATTAGAAACTTATGTCAGACAAATGAAAGAACTTGGTATAGACACAAAAGAATATGAACTAACAATGAAAAAATTAGAAAAAACACAAACATTAAAAAAACTACAAGAAGATGTGCAATTTCAAGGAGATGCACAAAAAGAATTAAACAAAGAATTAGAAAAATATAAAGTAGTTTTACAAGATTCAGCAGATATAATATTAGAAAGAGTAGAACAAGGTAAAATAGAAGATAGGCTTGAAAGAACAAGGGAAGGTATAAGATTAACAAATTTAGAATTTAAAAATGCTAAAGAAAGAGAAGCATTAGAAGAAAGAATAGATTTTTTAACACAACAAGTAAAATTACAAACAGAAATTAATAAATTAGAAAAAGAAGAAGAAGTAATACAAAAAAAAGTTAATGAAGCAAAAGATGAAAGAGGTGCAATAGAAAAGGCTTATGGTAAAATAAGAGCATCAGAAACTGCTGTAGGGGCAAAAAATGAATTAGATGCAGCTTTAAGTGGTTCAAAAGCACATTTAATAAAACAAATTATGAAGCATATAGGCTTTCCTTTAAATTTATTAATGGCAGCAGGTGCAGGAGAAAGCATAGATAAATTGTTTGCTAAAAACAAAATAACAGCAGCACAATATGGAGCAGATTTTATTACTGATGGACCTCAAATGATGTTAGTTGGTGAAGGTAGTGGACCTGAAAGAGTTCAAGTTACACCACTTGCAGATCCTAATTTAGATGGACCACAAGGAGGAGGAGTTAATGTTACTTTTAATAATCCTATAATGACACAAGATTTTGTAGAAAATCAACTTATGGATAACATTAAAGAATCTTTAAGATTAGGTGGTGACATTGGCATTAATTAGTCAAAATTTTAAGAATGACACACAAGGTAACAATCTATCTGTAATTCCAGTAGTAATAGTTGCAGAGTTAGAAGATGATAAATACAATCTGTTAGATAGCTTTTCTACTTCTAATTTAATTCTACAAGACCAAGATGACAATTCAATAGAAACAAAAGAGATACTACAAAATATATCAAGTGTTAAAAATTCTATTGATTATGAACAAAAAAATATAAAAGTAAATACATTCAGATTTAGTTTATATAACTATTATGATGCAGTTACTAAATTAACAAATTCAGTATCATTTAATGATTTAAATTCCTTAATAGGTAAATATGTTATCTTATACTATAAAACACCTACATGCAGTAAAATAAACCTAAATAAGAATATACAAGAGTTATCTAATGATGATTGTAGTATTATGTTTTATGGAATAGTAAATAGAATATCACAATCAGGTGATAAGATTTCTATACAAGCAGAAGATTTTACACAAGATTATATTAAAGACAAACAATTACCAGCTACTAAGTTAGCAGATCTTGATGAAAAGATTAAAGATGGTATATCTGATTTAGATGAATCTAAGCCAGTTCCTATGGTTTATGGTAAAGTAGATAAAGCACCAAGTGTTGTATATCAAACTAATTTAGAAAACAATGATGGGTATAAATCACTTGGTATGATTCATGATAGTCAGCCAGTTAGTTCAGTATTTAGAACAAGTAAAGATACTGGAACATATACTAATCCATTTCCATATTTATATTTAACTGATGATGATGATTATGTTGTTTTTCCTTATGAAGTATATTTTAATCCAAGTAAAGGTGAAAGCAACTTTGTTAATCCTCAAACATTTCTATTTGAATCAGCAAACATAATACCTGAATTAGAGCATACCCATGCAACACCAATATTGTGTATGGGATATACATTTCCTAATAATGTGTTGGTTGATTTAAGTGGTGATAATACTATATCAAGTTTAAAAGATGCAATCTCAGATGTTAATCAAAATCCAAATTCTGATATTCTATTTTCTAATTATGGTTATGACAAAAAGTGGTATAGAGATGATGATGCTTATGCAGAAAATCATAATCCAACAGAATTATTTAATGTTGAAACAATAACATACCCAAGTAGCACAGCAGAGGGTAAAGGAAGATGGATATTATGCAAATTAGATAAAACTAAAAAAATATATAGGTTTAATGGTTATGTAAAATTATTTGCAGGATTAGATGAAAGTGGAAACCCAATACAAAATACAAATACTGAAAGAGTTTATTTATATTTAAATCCATTAAATGTAGATTATTTAAAAGAACTATTAGATAATGAAACATCTGAATCTGATTTAGCAACATTACTAACACAAGATACAGAAACAGGATCATCAGATGTTTCTTTAATGCCTTCTTATAATAGCAAAACTGCAAGAAATAGAATATTTAAAGAATATAGAGATAGCAATGGAAGGTTTGACCACACAGAAACAAAGAATAATTTTGATGGTATGGTTGAAACTGATTTAGCTTTGTTTTATGAAAATTATCAAGGTAACACAGAACAAAGTTTAGGTATGCAGTTAGCTAATTTTTCATTTATATATTTTGTTGAAAAATCAAATTATGAATCAGAAACATTTTATGCTTCAATTACAGGAAGGAAAGATTATTCTTCAACAGAAAACATTACTAATTTAACACAACTACAAGAAGAAATAAATGTAACACCAAATGAAGCAGCACTTGGATTAGATAATACACTACCTAACTTTGATGAATTAATAAATGAATGGGATCTGTATTTTGACCAAATGTATCACAATTTTTCTAATAAAGGTGAAGCTAATACTTTTTTAAACATTATGTTTTTTATTGACTCAGGTAATAGTTATGATTTTGGAGTTGTAGATAATTTTGATTATGGAACTGCATTTCAATATTTAGTTTCTGATTTTCCATATAAAAGAACATCAGAATCTGATGATAGTAAATTTTCACAATCTAATCAAGTTATTGCAAACATTTTACATGGATTAGTTAAAAAACTATATAGAAACATATATGAAAATGTAGTATTTAATCAACTAAAAGAAGAATCATTGGATTTGATTAAAACACTACCTAATGGTGAATATACAGCAAATTTATTTAGTCAATATGAACTTGGTGAAAACAATTATGTTCAATTTATGAGAAAAATATTTGATACAAGTTTAAACAATAGCTGGGGTAATGATTATCCTGTAAATGCTTATGAAGAATATTTAGAAACTTTTTATAATAATATTAATGAATATGAATCATATAGAAGATTATTAATAACATCAATATTTAAATATTTATATCAACAAGATATAGAGGTTGATAATTTAGGATTGCAATTACCTGAATGGGATTTAGGTGTAGATTTAAATACTAATGAAAGTATTGATATATGGATTGATAATTTAACACCATATTTAGATGAACTAATTAATGTTATTAATAAAGACATATGTGATGTAGAATCACATATAGAAAATGGTGAAGTTCAAGCAGGAAATAGATTAGAATTATATTTATGGAATGAAAATCCAAATGAGAATGGACAAACAACACCACATATAACACAGCTATGGAAACATATAAACTATGATTCTATAAAAACAGAATTTTTTACAAACCCAAATGTTGTATTTGAAACAAATGGAATAGTAGAAAAACCAACAGACATATTTATTAATTTGTTATCAAGAGAGCTTAATTATGGTTTAGGTGATAATGTTTTAGATACAAACTTTTTTGATCATAATCTTATAGAAGAATCAAGAGCAGTATATAATGGTTGGAAGATGGGATTTTGTATAGATGATAGTGTAGAAGCTAAGAACTTGCTACAAGACATATCTAAAGAGACACAAAGTTTTTTTAGTTTTACTCAAGAGGGTAATTTTGGTTTGATAACAATTAAAAACAATTACACAGAAGATGATATAGATTATGTTATAGATGAAACTGATGTTTTGAATTATAGTATCAGTAGAACAAAAAGAGAAAATGTTATAATAAGAAATAAATGTTTTTATAGATATGATAATGGTTTAGATAAATATACTTTTGATACTGGTGAATTAAATATTAATACTTTGCTTGATTATAATGGTGAACAATACTATAACATTAATGAAGATACTGCATTTAGTGAAAAGCAATTAAGGTATCATACAGATACTGCAACTGCTAAAAAATTTCAAGAATTTGATTTATTAAATAATTGCAACCAACACTTATTAATTAATATGGACTTACCACTTAGCTACACAATTAAATGTGGTGATATATTGCATATACCATTGCTAAATGATACAAAAGCATTTGGAATAGATTATAGCAAGGCAGAAATGTTAAATGGACAGCCTATATATCCTTTATGGATTGTTACTGCAACAGATTATAGTTTAGATAGAATAAGAGTATCTGCATATCAATTACATTATTTAGGAACTGATGGTGTTCATGGCTTTGGTGAAAATTATGATGTAATAGCTAATTTAAGAATGTTTAACACTACATACCCAAGCATTAGAAATTATAATTATTTACCACTTTCAGAAAGAAATCAATTTGTCAATTATGTGCAAGGTCAAGAAATACCTTATGGTGATTTAAATCAAGATGGTGTAATAAATATAACAGATGTTATAGGACTTGTAAATATGATTATAAACAATGAATACTCTGATATAGCAGATGTAAATAATAGTGAAAGTTTGAATGTAACAGATGTAATAGCACTTGTTAATACAATAATAGAATAATGAATAAATTACTAATAAAAGAAAAGTCAGTAGAAATAAATACAGATATAGTGTATCAAGGCATTGAGATTAGATACAAAGGTGAATTATATATAAACAATAAACTACCTAATGATTTTATAGTTAGAAAAGGTAACAATAAG